CCTACGATCGGGAGTGCGCAGGATGTCATGGCACAGGAAAACTTCCAAGATGTCGTGATGTATTGCCAGCAGCACCCGGGCACGAGGCTCTCTGATGCCTATAAGCTGGTCAACTTCGATCGGATCTCAGAGGCGAGATTACAGGCAGGGAAACAGGCGGCGATCAATCAGGCAAAGGGCAAGTCCCACCTGCAGACAACGACCGTAACAAGTGACAGCGATAAGAGCGAAGACATTCCTGCGGATCAGGTCGCTAAGTGGGAACAGTGGTTCCCCGACAAGACCCCGAAGGAGCGCAGAGCTCTCTACAACAAAGCTATTAAAGGAGGCTAATTATGGCAGTAACAGTAAGAGACAATACTAAGAATGGAGATATGTGGAATGAGTGGGCGACCCTGCTTGACGGTGTGATCTATGACTCCGATGCCCAGCAGAACAAGTATGACGATCTCGTGAAGAGCCTTGCCAACGTCAGCAAGTCTGACCGTTGGGGCGAGAAGTCTACGACCATCGGCGGTCTGGGTGACTATGATGTCAAGGACGAGGGTTCGGACGCTTCCGAGGACACCTTCGTAGAAGGTTATGCGAAGTTCATCCAGCACCTGTCCTTCGCAAAGTCCTTCCTCATCTCCGAGGAAATGAGAGACGACAATCAGCTTGAAGAGGCAAAGAGCAAGGCGATCAACCTTGTCCAGTCCTATAAGAGGACTCGTGCGAAGTTCCTGTCTCAGATGCTCACGACTTCGGTGGGATCCACCACGACCATGACGTTCGGCGGCAAGAGCGGCATCGACATCTCCGGTGCGGACGAGCTGGCTCTGTTCTCCTCTCAGCATCCGCTGGCAAACAGCTATTCTTCGGGCACGACCCACAACACGCAGTCCAACCTGTTCTCCAATGCTCTGGGCACGAACACCACGATGCTGAACAGACTGGCGAACATCATGCGTAACTTCAAGGACGATCGCGGTGAGGTTCTTGGCTTCACGGCTGACACGATCATCATCCCGGGCAACCAGCCTGCACTTGAGGATACCGTGAAGAAGATCATCGGATCTGACGGTGAGGTCGGCACGAACTACAACGACATCAACACCCAGAGGGGTCAGTGGAAGCTCATCGTTGACTATCTGTGGACTCCTACGGTTTCTGGCACGGATCCTGCTCCGTACATCCTTATGTCTTCCGAGGCGAACAAGGAACTCCTTGCGACTCGCTTCTATGACAGAAAGGGTCTGGATGTCGTGAACCAGGTCAAGCCTGAGTCCCGTAACCTGATCTACAACGGATTCGCTCGTTTCAGCGCCGGCTTCACGAACTGGCGGCACGTCATCATGGGCGGCTCCACCAACGCAAGCGCAACCACGCTTAGCTGACATTCTCGCGGCGGGGGGAGGACAATCCCTCCCTCCGCCATATTCGGAGGTAATCATGGTAAAGATAGGTGACATCATCGATGGCAAGAGAGTGACGAAGGTATTCTGGCTGTGCGGTGGTCTTGCATACCAGAGTGAGCCTGTCAAGGATGTGCTTGTTGAGGACAAGAAGAGCGTTCTTGTAGACGAGCCGGTTGAAGAGCCTGCACCCAAGAGAAGAACGAGGAAAAAGTAATGGCATATACATGGAACGATATCAAGCTGGCAACACTTCAGAAGATGTTTTCGTCCAACGGGACGACTATCCAGGTTGACTCCAGCACTAAAGAATATATCGAATCCATGCCGCAGGCTGCGAACGAAGGACTGCAGCTTCTTGCGACTGCAGGGAAGTTTATCCTAAAGAGTCAGCAGATCGTTGTTCGCAACACGAAGAACCTTCTTACAGGCGCGTTTGAGAAATACTATGTGACAGATGAACCGAAGGTGTTCAATGTCCAGGGCGCGAAATCATACTACTTCACAGTCATGGGGGCAGGGATCCATTGTACGGTGACAGTGGGAGATAGTGATCCCATTGTCATTGAGACGCCTGTCCCTGAGGGCGAGGAGGATCCTCACACCATTGAATCAAATACCGGTTTCGCAGTATTCAAGGGTAACATTACGAACCCGGATAAAGAGATGGTGACTCTGTCCTTCTCAAGCGATTATCCCTTTGAGGTCAGGAATGTTGCCATGTATGAGCACAATTATCCGGAGGATAATGATGTTCCTGCCTATGAAGAATATCTGAGGTTTTACCTTCCCGATGTTATGGAGAGCTTCTATCAGCTTTCCGAGAATGATATTTACTTTGAGTCCGACACAGGGAAGGGAAGCTATATCGCTGCGGATGACTACTATCAGGAAGCCGATAAGACGCTTGTGATTCCGAGGTCTGAGACAGGGATCTATACAGTCTATTACAAGGCATATCCTGAGCAGATCACTCAGCAGACCGCCGATGACTATGTCTTAGAACTGGATCCGGAAGTGGCGGCGATCCTTCCTCTGTACATGGCATCTCAGTTATACAAGGATGATGACAATGCTATTGCGACTGTCTATAGAAATGAGTTTGAGGTTGCGTTTGACAGGCTTTCACAGAAGGCGAAGATCCAGAGGAAAGAAGAGTTTACCTCTGAGAGTGGGTGGTGTTAATGGCGGCAACATCCTTTAAGGTTCCTGCTAGTCCGAGAATAAGCATATATAAAAATGAGAGTTTCCTTGGGTGCGACTTTACCTCAGACGCATCCACGGTTGACGATACGAAAAGCCCTAACTGCGTAAACATGATCCGATCAGTGCCGGGCAAGGTACGCAAGAGGATGGGTTATAGGAAGGTCGCTGCCTATAACGGGCAGTGCATCTATGGTGTGCATCATCTGTCTACGACTGATATCTGGTTGGTGCATGCCGGCACAAAGATCTATAACCTCTCTGCTCCGATGGGCGGAGACTGGGTAGAGCATAGCAACAATGAAATCGTGGACTATGACACGAATAACATTGTTTTCCTTGATGGGGATCCCGAGAATACTCTTCTGTACACGGGGATGGCAGAGCATAGGAGCATTTCCTTTGAGATTGGCTTAAAGCTGGTCATCCTTGACGGTACATACATGCATATCTATGACGGAAGCACGTTTGCAAAGGCGAGCGCTAATGCATATATCCCCACATTGTTCATTTCCGAGGAGCCTCAGGGAGGAAGTACAGAGGATATCTTTGAAGCGAGAAACCTCATCCAGCCTGCATGGAAAGAGTCTTACTATGTGAGCGCCGCTCAGGCAAGCACGAAGGATTTTCAGTTATCCTTTGGCGGTCTGGATGCTACGGCTGTTAAGGCGTGGGTCATGGATGGGAACGGTGAGATGCAGCCTAAAACAGAGGGTACGCATTTCACTGTTAATAGAGAGACCGGCAAGGTTACGTTCGTGACTGCGCCTGGTGCGTCTCCTATATCCGGTGCTGACAATGTAATTATACAGGCATATAAGACTGTACCCGGTTATGCGGATAGAATCAATCACTGCACTATAGGAGCACTGTTCGGAGTCAATGGTGCATCGGACAGACTGTTCGTATCGGGGAACCCCGACAAGGGTTATGACGATGATGGGAACCTGTACACGAATATCAATAGAGACTGGTATTCCGGACAGTATGACCCGACATATTACGCCGATACGAGCTATTCACAGTTGGGGTCGGACGCATCCGCAATCATGGGATATTCGATTATTAACAACTATCTGGCGACCCACAAAGACTATAACGAGCTTTCGCAGTCCGTTCTTATAAGAGAAGGCGATCTGGTTGATGGGAAACCTTCCTTCAAGCTGATCAATGCTCTGCAGGGCGCTGGGGCATATTCCAAATACTGCTTCGCATATCTGGAAGAGGAGCCTCTGTTCCTTACGAAGTTAGGGGTGTATGCGATCACTGCACAGGATATCACCGGTGAGAAGTATGCACAGAACAGAAGCTATTACCTGGATGGGAAACTTCTGGAAGAGGAGAACCTTGAGAACGCTTTCGCATACACATATAGAGACTATTACCTCCTGTCTCTTAATAATCATGTGTACGTTCTGGATGGTCTTCAGCCTATTCGGACGGATAAGAGTAAGCCGTATGCCACGAGACAGTACGTTGGCTTTTACTGGGACGACATCCCCGCGGCATGCTTCTTTGAGATGAACGGGAACCTCTGTTTTGGAACCACGGATGGATATATCTGTAAGTTCTATACGAACAGGAAAGAGCTTGAGTCTTACAGCGACTTCTGCATCGTGGATGGAGAAGAGTCCAAAAAAGAGATCCCGTGTGTGTGGGAGACTGCGGACATCTGTGAGAGCCTGTTTTATAAGAACAAGAAGTACAGATATATCGCCATCAAGAGCATGCCTGAGCTTTCCTCTTCAGTTCAGATTTGGGCGCAGAGGCATGGTATCTGGGAGATGCTCAAAGAGGACGAAGGGACTCTGCGATACTTCGACTTCAGGCTGATTGACTTCACGCGTTTTTCGTTCAATGTTGACCAGACCGCAAAGGTTATTTCCACGAAGGCAAGACTGAGGAAGTTAGATCATGTGCGGTTTAGGTTTATCAATGAGAAGTTAGAGCAACCGTTTTCTATCAACGACTTTGCCGTGGAATACACACAGAACGGCAACCATAAGGGGTGACATATGTTTGATAAGATCAGCGAAACCACTATAGAGACTGGCGGTGTGTTTCCTTTACCGGACTCTCCGCAGTTACAGCCTGCAGCGTTAAAGGCGAAGTTCGATGAGCTTGGGAAGACCGCATGCGAGGCATTCAATCATTTTGTTGATCAGATCTCATCTGCTCAGACAGGTGCTCTGAATGTCGCGGCGGTTGCACCTACAGGAATTTCTGCAAGCAACAACACTCAGGCAATCTTGACTGCTCTTGGCGCCATAGCAGTAGCCTGTGACGATGAGAGACACAGTCATCTGAATAAGACCACGCTTGATACGATCACATCTGAGACGTGGGGGCAGGTAGGGAATCTGTTGACTTTGATGTCCGCAGTACAGAGCATTGGCGCGAATTCCATGACGCCCACATCCACCACAGAGCTTCCGTCTTCTAAGGCGGTTGCGGCATACCTTACATCACAGATAAGCACGATTAAGGGTGAAGTATATCCGGTTGGCGCAGTGGTCTGGACAGATGGAACGGCACCGGCAACTGTGTATGGGTTTGGCACATGGGCGCAGATCGAGACCGACCTGGAAGGTCTGGCGGCGTGGAAGCGTACAGCATAAGGAGGGATTATGGCTTCTAAGATTAAGATAAGTGAACTTCCTGCTTTAACCGGAACCGTCGCGGATAGCTATAATATCCCAATCGATGACGGAAGCACGACCTATAAGGTAAGCGTTGCTCACTTTGAGGAAGCGGCGGCAGGTACGGCGAGTCAGTATGCGGCGGCGGCTGCGGCGAGTGCGGAAGCGGCGGCTGGGTCTGCAGGAGAAGCGGCAACCACGGCGACAACGATCGAGACTGATATCACCACTGCGACCAGGCTTGTGAACGATGCAAGAGGTTATGCGAGCTCTGCGGCGGACTCTGTGACCGCGGCACAGGCGGCATCCGGGGCGGCGACCACGAAAGCAAACGAAGCATCCAACTCTGCTAATGCGGCTGCAGGATCCGCAGGCGAGGCGGCTGCATCTGCAACGACTGCATCGAACTATGTAACCAATGCGCAGGCAGAAGCGAATAGGGCGAAGTCCTGGGCGGACTATCCGAATGCGACAGGATCCTCCGGTGATGCGACACATAACGCGCATTACTGGGCAGATGTCGCTCAGGCTATTGCCGGCGGCGGCGTGACATCCTTCAACGGCAGAGGCGGTGTTGTCGTTCCTGAGGCAGGCGACTATAGCGCAGGGATGATCTCTTATGACAACACGGATAGCGGTCTGACTGCTACCGATGCACAGGCTGCTATCGATGAGGTGAATACCGATTTAGGCAACCTGAACACCGAGGTTGGTCAGATAGAGACAGATTTATCTGACAAACTTGATATCGCGGACTATGCCGTGACGGGTGCGATAAACTTTCTGGCTATCTTACACGATACGACAACAAGTTACTCCGTTACTTATACAGTAAATAGAAATGCAAATACGGTTACTGTAAACGGTACGCCTAGCGGATTACCCGCAGGACAGAATTATTCGTTATTTAAGACAATAGACAGATTTAGCGATGGGTGGAAAGTCAAGGCAGGTAGATATTTCTTTTCTGGCTGTCCTAGTGGTGGCGCGGATAATGCAAAGTATAAACTGGCACTGGAATGCACACGCAATAATGCTATTGTATCTTTAGGAACTGATACAGGGAATGGAGTATGGGTAGACGTACAAGATGGTGACGTACTACAATCGGTTATTTATATTTTCAATGGTTATACGGCAAACAATCTTGTATTTATGCCGATGCTTGCACTTAATGCAAATATGCCGAATGTCCCCTATGCCATGACTAATAGGGAATTAACGGAGAAGAAAGAATACAATGCTACATTTACTACAAGCGAAGCGAATGTTCAAACATTTGTTCAGTTCAAGGCAATCAGAAAAGGTTATATTGTCAATCTGCAAGGTTATATTAAGTTTACTGCAACATTCAACGCGGGTTCAAATATAGACA